GAACAGATACTGCGTTTGTAGAATTGATCAACCATCGTCTTAATAATCCAATTGGATTAGAAAATTATGCAGTCGATGGAAGAGTTGATAATTTAATTAACGACCCACATTCAGCAGTGTACATGTCCACAGTGGTAAACTTAGTAAAACCTGCTACATCGTTAAAAGTTCTTGTTTCTGCTTATAGAGATGAGAGTGCTGACTTTAGAGTATTATACGCATTGAAAAAATCTGATGATGGTGATGATACTAAATTTGAACTATTTCCTGGTTACAAAAATATTCTGAACACAAGTGAAGATGAGATTGGAAGATTGGTTCGTGATCCTTCAAAAAATGATGGTAGACCTGATGTGTTCGTACCTCCAAGTTTAGATGATGAATTTTTAGAGTATCAATTTACTGCAGAGAATCTACCTGAATTTACAGGATATATAATCAAAATAGTGATGTCTGGTACGAATCAGGCAAGACCTCCTAGATTTAAGGACTTAAGAACTATTGCTGTCAGATGATCAAAGTTGAAGGACATAAAAATCTATATCGTGACGAAAATACAGGTGCTATTGTAAACTGTGATGATGTTGCCTATGATAATTATGTTCGTAGTGTTAAGGCATCAGAAAAGAAGAAAAATGAAATTGATCAGATGAAGAATGATATACAAGATATCAAAGATGCGTTAAAAGAATTGAAGGAGGGGATTAACTTAGTCATAAATAGTAAATAATATAGTATTGTTAAATAGATGGCTGTATATGTATCGAATATTGTAATCAATTCAGGCACAACTTTTTCAGAGACATTTACTTTGGAATCTGCCACTACTAATTCAGCGTTTAATTTAACTGGATATGCTGGTGCTGCGCAGATGAGGAAACATGCTGGTAGTTCAACAGCAACTGCTTTTTCAGTTAATTTTCAGGATCCTCTTAGCTCTGGGCAAATTATACTAGGTCTTACTGCAACTCAAACTGCTGCATTGAAACCTGGTCGTTATGTGTATGATATTGTTATTACAAAGGATGCTAATAAACAAACGGTCGTTGAAGGGAATGTGTTAGTTCGAGAAGGAGTAACCCGTTAATGGCAAACATTAAAGTTCGTGTAGGTGGAGATAGTATCAAAGCCCGTGTCGGACAATCAAATGCTGTTAAAGTTATTGCTGCTGCCTCTGGTGGTTCAATAAGTGCTGATACCGCTATCAATGTAGTTGGTGGTATTGGTTCGATTTCTCAACTCTCGGTTGGTGAAGTTGCTGGAATGTCAGGTGTCTCCACTTTTTTTGGAGAATCTTTTTTCAAAGATATTGTTACCATAGACGGTTTAACAACCTTAAATGGAATCACAACAGTCACAGCACCTACATTATTTGCAAAACAACTAAATATTGCAGGTGTTTCGTCATTTATTGGAATCACTACATTTGGAAGCGACCTTTTTGTAGGTGGTGATCTTTATGTTGGAGATGATTTAAGATTTGACGAATTCGATGCCAGAAATGGAAATATTACTGGTATTTTAACTGCTGCAACATCTAATGTTACTAACAACTTTACTGTTGGTGGAACTGCAGACATTACTGGAACATTAACTGCTGGATTGATCGATGGAGGATTTTATTAAAAATGGCAAAACCAAGTAGTAGACAAGAATTAATAGATTACTCTTTAAGGAGACTAGGTGCTCCTGTGTTGGAAATAAATGTGGATGATGATCAAATAGATGACTTGGTTGATGATGCTCTTCAAATCTTCAACGAACGTCATTTTGATGGTGTTGAGAGAATGTATTTAAAATATAAATTTACACAAGATGATATTAATAGAGGAAAAGCAGACGGAACATCAGGAGTTGGAATTGTAACAACAACAGGTATATCAACTAATCCTGCAACCACTGTTTCAAGTAATTTTTATGAAACATCAAACTACATACAAATTCCAGATTCAGTGATAGGAATTGAAAAAATATTTAAATTTGATACCAGCACAATATCTGGTGGTATGTTTAGTATTAAATATCAGTTATTTTTAAATGACCTTTATTACTTCAACTCTGTTGAATTACTTCAATACTCAATGACTAAAACATATCTTGAGGATATTGATTTTCTATTAACACCAGAAAAACAAGTAAGATTTAATAAGAGACAAAATCGTCTATATCTAGATATGGATTACAGTGCAATTACAGAAGATGATTTTATTGTGATTGATTGTCAGAGAATTTTAGATCCAAATACATTTACTAGTGTATATAATGATAGTTTCTTAAAATTATATTTGACAGCACTCATCAAAAGACAGTGGGGACAAAACCTAATGAAGTTTAGAGGAGTCAAACTTGCAGGTGGTATTGAATTGAATGGTAGAGAAATATATGAAGATGGTGAAAGAGATTTAGAAAATATCAGACAGAGAATGCAACTTGAGTATGAGACACCTCCTCTTGATTTCATTGGTTGATGACAAATGGCATTAAATCCCTTTTTTCTACAAGGATCACAAAGTGAGCAGAGACTTGTTCAGAGTTTAATCAATGAACAGTTGCAAATTTATGGTGTAGATGTAATCTACTTACCAAGAAAAATATTGTCAAAAGATGAAATCTTAACAGAGGTTCAGTCATCTACATTCAATGACAACTATGCAATTGAAGCATATATTAACACCTATGAAGGATATACGGGTGCTGGTGATATTATGACTAAATTTGGAATGAGTTTGAAAGATGAATTAACAGTTACAATATCAAAAGAGAGATTCGAAGATTTTATAAGCACATTCTTAGCAGACTTACCAGCAAGTGAAAGAGAAGTTGCAACAAGACCTTGTGAAGGAGACTTAATATTTTTTCCATTAGGACAAAGAGTATTTGAGATCAAATTTGTAGAGCACGAACAACCTTTTTATCAGTTAGGTAAAAATTATGTTTATCAACTGAAGTGTGAACTATTCGAACTTGAAGATGAACTTAGCAATATATCAGGTGATGCTCTTGAGACAATTGCACAAGATGTTGATGAGGAGATGGATGACTTTGGTTATATCACAAGTCTATCAGTTGTCTCAGTTGGTAAAACAGCAAGTCTAGGTGTAAGTACAGTTTCAGGATATATTCGAAAAATTGAACTTACAAACGATGGTTTTGGTTATACAAAAGTTCCGACTGTTTCAATCACACCAGCACCTGCAGGTGGAGTAAATGCTTCAGCAGTTGCAATTACAACTTCTGTTTCTGATGTGTTCTCGGTCAAAGAGATATTACTTATTAATCCAGGTTCAGGATACACTGTTGCTCCAACAATCACAATTAACAGTTTCGTATCAACAATTGCAGGAATTGGTTCAACTACGTTTGGTGTAGGTGCCGCTGCAACTTCAGTCCTTGTGACTAGTTCTGCAGGTATTGGTAGTATCTCAATATCTGACAATGGAGATGGATATACATCAGATTCTGCACCTACAGTTACAATACAAACACCTACATCAGGAGTTGGCACAGCATTTGGTGTTGTTCAAGTTGATGCGGATAATAATAAGATTTCCAGAGTTTTAATTTCAGACGCTGGTATTGGATATACTGCAAGTCCAACTATTTCAATATCAAGTCCTGCAATTATAAGTGGTATTGGAACTTATCAGTTTGGAGAACTTGTTGTTGGTTCAATTTCTGGTGCTAAAGGAAGAGTCAAGAAGTGGGATTTAGATGATAGAATTCTTAATTTGGGTTCTACAGACAAAGACTTTCATCCAGGTGAACTTGCAGTTGGGCAAGTATCAGGTGCTCAATATGCTGTTGATAAGACTCTATCTGATGGTTTTAATGATAAATATGATAAGGCAAGTGAAATTGAGACCGCCGCAGACGACATAATCGATTTCTCAGAAGGCAATCCATTTGGTACATTTTAATGTTAGGAACTTACTACTATCATGAAATTATAAGAAAGACGATCATATCGTTTGGAACTTTGTTTAATGATATAAACATTCGACACGATAATACAGATGGAACAACTTTTAGTGAATTAAAAGTACCATTAGCATACGGTCCCTCTCAA